CAGGTCTTTTTGGTTTTTGATTATTATTCTTTTTAGCCATTTTCTGCAATTTTCTTTGTTTTTATTTTATTTGTAACCCCGTCACTAAGAAAGTTTTACCCCGCTCTCAACACGCGAGTCAACAACCCTTTTGATTCTCCGGTACTGGTCGGGTGGTAAATGTCTCATCGTCCACTCGAATTGAGCCCTGTACATTGGGTAGTTAGGGTCTTTTGGGTTATGGGATAAATATCTGAAAAGAGTTTTTCCAAAGTTTTCTGGGCAGGCACCCCCCTCGAAAAAGGTTTGAGAACAAAAATTGAAAATCTCCAACCCGCGTCGTTTTTCACACATCTTCACGACGTGTCCAATCTCTTGTAACCCCTCACTCAATCCATCGAACCAGAGCTCATACGAATCATCTCCCATGGCCTTGATGCCCATGAGCGGAAAGTCTTCGTCTTCACATCCTACTCGAATTCTCGCAGCTAGCGTGGCAATGATTCTGCAACGCGAGTTGGTACTGCTGGTGTTGTAATCGCCTGAGAGTTGACCTCCTGGGACGATCTGTTCTAGCAGTTCACCATCTGGCATCGCAAAAACAGCGTTACCCACACAGTGTGCGTGATATCTTAGTAAGAAGTGAAAGTCGCTTTCCACTCCGTCAGCCAATTCAGCTCTGATGTCTGCGTCCATTTCGAGTTCCCACTGTTGTACGGACCAATCCCATCCAGAAACGTCTGTCTCGCATACGGTTCCGCTTTTGGCCATAGCCTTAGCGTGTTCCCATATAACTGACAAACCCTCGTCGTGTAAACCAATACCAGGTGCACTTGGGCAGCGTTCCCACATAGCAATTTCTGCTTTGTTTTGAGCTGCACATAACATCCTAGTTATGATCTGGTCGACTAGAGAGACACTGGATATAATCCTGTATCTACCTTCCTGTACTTTCTTGATACCGTGTGGTTCGTTCTTTATGAACACTTTCACCGGATCAGCCAAACCGTCTTGCACCAATTGAGCTCCTGTTAATGAGAAAATTAGTGGTCCTACCGCCATGATCTTCCTCAACCTGTCTTTAACCGCGCGTCTGACAATCAATCCATTATCCCTTAAAACTGACTCGTTGTCCTTGCCGAGTTTTACCCAGGGAAAGCCTGGGTGGGATTCTTTCACGATGTCTTTTAGAGCGTCAGCGTATGCGTTTTCCCAGTGACTGCATTCGCATGCAATCGGGCCGCAATCGCCGACATCTCCGGAGACACACCGCGTCCAGTCTGGTCTAGAAGTTCTTGGGTATAAACCCTCATCCAGGAACCGTCCAATGATTTGTTGTTTTTGTTGGGAGGTTGGCTCCCACTTGCCTCGCTGGAGTTTTCGGGCGTGGAGTCGGAAACTTTGCTTGGTAGCTTGGTTTCCCCTGTCGGGCCAGACCCATCCGCTGAGTTCTTCGATTTCCTCGATTTCTTCTTCTTGGGGGCGATGCTCTTTGGGCTTCCCTCCGAAGGAGTTGATTTCGAATCTTCCGACTCGCCGGACGTTGTCTGAGACGCCGTCACCGTCAATCCAGTTATAGTAGTTTGAGCCCCATCCTCCGTGGGGCGCTCCTGAAAAACCTGCATGGCCGACTCTAGACCATGGTCATCAACGTTACGTCCGAAGTCGTTGTCAAACTCGTCCAACTCATCAGACCAACGATAGTCACCGAGATTGCCGCCGCGAAATTCGCGATCATCCCTCATTATTCTCCAAGCTTTCTTACCAGCTTTTCCAATATAAGAGAGTCCATCCATTTCCAGCATCCAGTCATCTTCGTCTTCCAACTCAGCCATTTCGGCGAGTCTGTTGAGGAAGTTGTCCTTGTATTCGGTTTCCATGTTGGCCAACAAGAAGTCCAGTGACACAGCGCAATTTGCTCCGGTTGCTAAGCTCCTCGAGTGAATTCCGACGACCTTACCGTTGGGACCGTAGATGGGAGATCCACTCCAGCCATTGACTGTCGACGCAGAGTGAGTAAAGAACATTGATTTCAGTCCTTTAAGTATCACCCCAGTAGTCTGAGCGAATTTTCCACGGAAGTACCCGTAGATTTGGAAGCCTGTACCTTCTGAGGGGGTCCTAGCTAACTTTGCACACTTTACGCCAAGTTTCGACCCGACGTCCGTTGGCAACCTAATACCCACAACATCGAGCCTAGATTTCATGAAGATTTCTGGGTTCGGTAGTGCGAGATGCCGTTCCTGAGTAGAGATAATGATGTTCTCATGTCCAGTTACGACGTGTCCAGCAGTCAACAAAACGTGTTTTCCATTTATTTTTGTTATACATCCACAACCCATGACGTCTCCGGTTTCCTTACGAATTAAGACGTAACCAAGAGGGAATTTCTCAGACTCGTAAAAATCTGAGCCAGCTTGGATCGACTCGAGCCTCTTCTGATTAGCTAAAAGCTTTTCAATAGACTCAAGTTTTTCCAAAATGCTGGGCCTGATGGGTGTCTTTTCCTCCACATTGACGATGGTTGAACTCCTGTTGTGTAACCAATCATTGACCCGACCGTAGACCGCTTCATACAATCGGATCGGGCTCATTACAAGCCCGATGATCGCATCGACTGTCACTGACAGTGTGCTCCAAAACCACACGATAGGGCGGGTTATTGTAAACCATGCCCACCGTTGGAATTTTTGCACCACCAGAACAATTCCGTCGGACAACAATATAGTTGCTGACAATGTCAACAAACCGAAGTACCACATCTGCAGAGAGATGTTCGTTAAAGAAGCCCCAAGTTGCCAAGTGTTGCTTCCGCCAGTCATTACCCAAAATCTTAACCAGTCGACGATGGCTGGCATCTGTAACCAAGCAAAAACCAACAAATCGCGTGTCTCTCCGACCAACCTTGAAGACTCGCGCCGCATGAGCGACACGAGGACCGAGCCAGTGATTCTTCCGAACAACAACATCAAATAACTGGAAACTCCAGCTAAATGTGCTACGTTCAGTAGCAGAAAGATTGCGCAGATGGTTTTGAGTGACCAAAGTTGCACCATTTTGCATTATCTGATTATGATAGTTATGTGTTAGGGCGATAACTATTTTCTGTACAACTGTTC